CAATCTATGTTATTCCACATAGTCGCAATATGCGTTTTACCTGTGTATTGCACCGCACCTGCTTCGGTTAAATAATAGAAATGTCCTGTGGTGTCGTATTTTACAAATTCATTTTCAGTTAATGCCATATGTGTCACTCCTTAATAATAAAGGGTAGGGCTGTGAAACCCTACCCTATGAGGTTAGTTATGCTATAAGTTTTCGGTTGCGCTATTGTCGTGGATTTTCAAGATTGCTCGACTTGCATTAGTCAATTTGAATCCTGCTACCATTTCAACAGATGCATCAATACCATTGAAACGTGGCATACCATCAAATACACCTGCCACTTGTACACTGGTTACGATTGATAGTGCATCGTGGTCGTATACGATAAACTCTAGTGCATCGTTTGTTGCATCCCATGTAATGTCTGCGGTTGTACCGTTAATGTTCGTTAGGTTACCTGCAGCATCGCTTAAGCTTTCATATTCATAAACATTTAATCCAGCAATACGACCAACATATGCATCACGTACAACTTGGTTGTCTAATTGTACTGCACGTTGAAACTCTGGTGCTTTTAATAGTTTACCATATGTGGTTGGTGATACGATTAAGGTGTCTGGTTTTGCTTTCAATGTACGAAGTTCTTGGCGTGCGTTTACAATTTCATCATAGATATCGTTTCCGTTTGAGTTAGTTACAGTTGTTACATTGCTTGATACACGAATACCATCCGCATCAACGATTGCACTTACTGCATCTAAATTCCACGCTGCTCGTACTTCTTGGATTGCTAATTCTAGTTCTGCTGCTGCAATACTATATGCAACGCTTGCTACGGTTGCGCCATAAATCTTACGTGCGCGGTTGTATTGTTTGTTCAGTGAGATAGTAATTAAACTATCGCCCACTACTGTTTCAGTAAAGTCTGCACCAGGTGCGGTTGATGTTACTGTTCCGATTCCTGGTTTGTGTACAAAGATTTGTCCTGCTGGACCAGTTTGATATTTCGCTGTGTAAGTGACCTCTGGTTGCATCACGTTACCAGCAAATAAATTCGGTTCGACTAATGCAGCAAACTTGTCATCTACATAATGACCTGTGCTGGCTGGGTATAATAAATTTGCCATTGTGTTTTACTCCTTATTTTTTATTTTTGAAATACGATGCGTACATAGGATTGCTCGCCATATACGCTTCCATCTCGGCATTTTTACCAGATGGTGGTGTTGAGTTGTAGGGGTTTTGAAACCCAATCTGTACCCCTTGTTTCGTTTGAAACGTGGGATATTTCTTAATTACATCCGCAAGTTTGTCAGGATCGTTGTCTGCTAATTTAAGAGCGTCCCCTATAAATTCTGGATTGATACCTAGTTCACTTGCTTTTAATTGTGCTTGATAGTTAAGTTGTTGTTTTTGCCATTCCGCTTCTTTTGTTTGGTAAGCGTTTAATTGTTCCTGCAATCTTTCTTGCTCGGTTTTCTGGCTATCAATTAACTCCTTAACTTGCTTTAATCCATCCGCCTCGAATAAGTTTACGCCTAATTCTTTTGATAACTCACGTTGAATTTGTAAGCGTAGTTCCTTTTCGCTGACTTGTGTCTCTGTTTTAGGTGGTTGTTCTGGTGGTGTTTGTTGTCCATCATTTGCTGGTGGAGTTGTCCCATCAGGTGTACCATCATTAAACATAATTTGTTCCATTGTTTCCTCCTTTTAAAGTCTGTATGACTATTCATTCCGCATATAGGTGCGTGCCTTTTATTTGTACTCGCTATAAAGCGATTGTTGCTAATAGTGAATATAAGAAATCATCATTGACAAGTGCTATGTCTTTGATATTAACATTGCTTGGTATTGTTGCATCACGTTTATAGATACCTTCCGCTGTGATTAGTGTTTTTATATCACTAGGTTTCATACCACTTCGTTGTAACTCACGCATGACTGCGTTGCTATCTTGTATCAATGCATTCATTAACTCGTTGCTTGCTTCGTTTATTATCTCTCTACGTGGTATGTTCATATCTCGGTCATCTACATCATTTGGTATGCGTATGTTTGCTATGCGCTGATATGGTACACCTTTACGCCTTAACTCACGCCATACGAATTTACCTTTACTGCTACTGTCAAGCATTGGTTGATATAACTCACCACTGTTTGGATAACGATAACTGCTACCACCGTGAAACCGTATATACAAATCACCCTCGAACTCTGCTATGGCGCTTACATTACTTGATAGCACTGTTGTATAACCAGAACGGTTAATACGTCGCTGTTCCTCTGGTGTATGTTGCAACCGTTTGTAATCTCGCCCTTTATCTTCTAATAAATATGGCATATTGACTACCTACTTATTACTCGTTTTGTTCAGTCGGTGGCGTGTTAGCATTTATTGGCTCGGTTGTGCGCTCGGCATTTTCTTGACCAGTTGGAATAATATCTATGTTATCCTCTTGCAACATCTCAACATTCTCATTATTCTCTGCTTGTAATGCGCTTGCCTCTGCTTGTGAGATAGAATTGTAGTTGTTTTCTATCTTAATCCGTGCACTTTCTGCTAATTGCTCACGCTCTGTCATATCATCGTGCACATATTTTACACCAGTTAATACGCTCCAACTTGTGCCTAATCCTTGCTGTACTTCTTCTGTACGGTCACGTTTCGATTTAACAATGTAATCATTGAATGTGACTTTGATATCAACCTCTGGTACTTCGCCTACTGTAAATGTGCCATCTGGCATTTCTTTCATACCTTTAATCATATGATAGAAGTCCATTACACGTGGTAGTATATCTTCTAGGAACTCAACCCATACCTCAATCTTTTTATTACGTGTACGGATTGACACCTTTTCTCGTTCCTGTTGGCTTTGTTCGCTTGCTGCTATACTTTCTAACCCAGTTGCTCCAACCGTCAGTGGGCTTAATCCTGCGTTGTTTAGGATGATAGTAAGCCAAACTTTCCAACTCTCAATGTGTTTCTCTGCTCGTAGTTCCCCTTGTGAATATTGGATTTTTTGTTTTTCCATATTCTCGCTAGGGCTATCTGCAAATAGTATATGGTCTTTCTTAAAATCATCTGGATAGTTATACTTGCTGTTGCTATCCTTTATCATCATTTCTTCTGGGAAATAACGATGTAGTTTACCATCACGGAACTCTTGTATCCACGTTGATATAATCTCATCCGTTGCGTCAAATGCACCATACGATCCAGCATAGTCGCTTTCGCCTAGCACTGTATAACGGAACTCACTATTCGGTAGTTTGTTCGGTTTATATAGACTTAACTTTTTAAAGTAGCCTATAAAATCAATGCGCTTGCGGTCTGCTGTTTCCTCTAATGTTTCAAGTGGTACTGGAATCCATTTGGTTTCTACATCTTGATGTTTCCCTTGAAAATGTAATCGTTCTAGTTTGTAATCTATATAAGCGCCTTTGTCGCCTACACCATACATTTCTATTAAGCGGTATTTCTGTTCGCCTTTTTCGTAATAGATATAAAATATATCCTCAACAATGCGCCCACTGATTACACGGTTTGTATAATTCTCTGGTTGCCACATTTCTATAATAGGATATTCACTAATTAACGGATTGAATGATATCTTCCAACTATGCCCACCGCTCCATGATTCTGTTTCAATAGACTTGGCTAGTAGTTGCTTAAACTTGTTATCTTTTAAGATGTCGTCTAGTTCTTCTTGGTATTTAACCTCATTCTCTCCCTCTACCTTGATTTCATATCCATTACCTACAATCAAGTCGACCATTTTCTCGCTAATTAACTGTGGTATTCCGCTGTGTATCTTGCGTATGCGATTATCGTTACTACGCCAAAAGTAGTTTAGACTTTCACTTATTTGGTTGCTACGTACAAAGCGTGGCGCTTCCTTTTTATAGAAGTATTGTAAGTCTTGCTCAATACCGCTATACCACACCGAGTTCTCTAACAACCTACGTGTCATATGCTTGTCATTGTTCGATACCTTTATCTCTGTAAGTAGGTGATTGTATTCCATTTGGCGTGTCGCTCCTTTCGCATATAATTGTATTCGCTTATCTATTGCACTGTTTATCCAGTTTGCTGGATTTAGTTTGCTTAATACCCCAATAATACCAACTCCTTTACGTGCGCATCATTTTAGCGGTATAGTTTGCTTGTCCGTATTCAACGCTGTCTACTCGGTCTTTGTGTTCGTGCTTTGGAAAAGCACGTATATCTGTCTTGCTTGAATTATCGTAATATGCTTTCGTGAAACTTACATAACACGGCTCACTCTTTTGTGTGAATAACAAGCGTGATTGGTCTAACTGTGTAATACCAGCATCCACACGTTGTACGATTGTAAATTTATATGCTTTATAACATCGTAGTCCATAGTGTTTCTTTAACCGATCATCCATCGTTAATCGCATAATCTTTGCTGCGCTATCAATGAACGCACCTTTCATATACATGGCGTATCGTTCCCAATAGGGCTTAATCCATTCACTAAATCTATCCCATACTTCATCGTGATTAGCATCGTTGAACTCTAGCATATCAACTACTATATGCTCACGATAATTGCGTGTGAATAAATTTAATGTGAATACGTTGTTATCTGTACCACCGACATCTTGTCCTATGGTTATTATCTCAATGCCACGTGGTGCTAAATATGCCATATCTTCTTTGTTGTCACTTAACATATCTAAGTGTATGATATTCTTCTCACGGCTCATATAATCAGCATAGATTACACCCTCACGAATACCACGTATACCAATGATTTTCGTTTTCCATTGGTAACTGTCTTTCGGTGTGTTGTCTATTAATGACTTGCGTTGTGCTTGTGTCATTGTAGGATTATCATCAAACGTGAAAAAGTAATATCGAAAACTGTCGTCTGGTATGCTGCGGTTTAACTCTTCCCATGTTTCCTTTGGTACTTGGTCTGCCCATTTGTCTAGTGGTCTACCTTTGTTCATATATTCTGTATAAACTAATGTATCTGGGTCTCCACCATTACAACTTGCATACATAAATCCACCATTACGAAACGTACGGATAAATGCCTCGCTGACAAATTCATCATCTGCTATGTTAACCTCTTCAATGTTGAATCCGTGTATCGTTAGACCTAGTATACTACGCCATCGTTTCTTGTTGTCGTACCCTACTAGGTATATTGTTTTATTGTTTAATCCATCGCCCATACTAATTACAATACGTGCGCCACCTTGCCCTGCTCTTGTGTATTCGCATATAGGCTCAAATATGTTGTAGAAACTTGTTTCGTTCTGTATGAACATTCTTTCTAGCACTGGTACACTTTCCCCTGCTAATACAAATTGTGTGTGTTCGTTTGGCTCTGTCAGTATACGTAACATAAATGCTATACCAATGATAAATGATTTACTTGCGTTGGTTACGCCCTCTGCAAATATTACTTGCGAGCGGTCTTTTATTATGTCACGATGTTTCTCAAGTAGTATTACATCATCTAGTGTCATAACTTGTCAGTGAAGTGTGATAGTGCTTTGATGAATTGATCGCCTTTAACTGTTGTGTCTAATT